TGTCTTGGCAAAGGACCAGGCGAGTTTATTTACTTGGGAAATATGTTTTTCGACGAGCTGGTTGGTGGTCATTTTAAACCTCCATCAAAGTAAAAACCTGGTTGATAAGATTTATATATCGCGTGGCATATTTGTTGTCTTTATGAGTATTGGAGATGGCTTTTATAAACCGTGAAATATTGCCATTGAAACATCCACAAATTACTTGGGTATCTCCAAAACAATCCCAGTAAATTTTAGTTTCTGAATTTCTACTTCCGATATCTTGAAAAAAGATCCGGAATGGGTTTGATTTAAAGTCCTGGCAGTCCTGGCAGTCCTGGCAGCCCTGGCAGCCCTGGCAGTCCTGGCAGCCCTGGCAGTCCTGGCAGTCCTGGCAGTCCTGGCAGCCCCGGCAGTTCCGGCAGTTCCAGCAGTTCCAGCAGCTCCAGCAGTCCCGGCAGTTCCAGCAGTTCCAGCAGTCCCGGCAGTTCCAGCAGTTCCAGCAGTTCCAGCAGTCCCGGCAGTTCCAGCAGTTCCAGCAGTTAATAAGTGATTTTGATTTTTCTTCCGCTTGCTTTTTTGTATTGGTATTACAGTTCCAGGAATTATTATTTGAATCAACCCACCGTTCATCTACTTTTTTCATTTTAATCTCCTAATATCGGGTTATTGGTTGCTGCCTGGAAACGTGGTCCTGATAATCCATTTCCCCGGCTATTCCAAAAAGAACAAGAAACAAAATTGCAACAAGGATCTTAATAATTGAGCTGGCCATATCTTGCTCCTTTGTTTTCGAGTTTCTGTTTGATTCCCATAATTTCCGGGGCATAGGTGATGAAGGAAATTATTATAATAGAAATGAAACCAACCATAAACCAAAAACCTGCTCGATTACCCATAATTTTCCTCCTCAATAATATCAGATTTGGGCACTAAATCTACAGCCCTTTGATAAGCAACGGTATAAAACAACTTTGCTAAATCCTCCTGGATTTTCTGTACCCGATCATAATGCTCAACCAGGTCCGTAGCTGGAAGCCCTCGCAGGATGGCCAGTTCAAGTTCGATTGCTGTTATATTCCAGTCTGGATGTTTCATATTTTAACCTTTACCCGCCGGAGCGGGCTTTGAGTGGTTAGTAAAAATTATCAATATTTACCATAACTTTGCATTTTGCATGTTGGTAATAAGTGTTTTTCCAACCGAAATTTGCAAGATACGCTTTTGGAACATATTCGCCAGTTGTATTTTTACGATAACCAAAGGTAACCGAGGTAAGATATTGACTATCATCACCAACTATGATTTCAGTTGCAACTCCACAATGATGAGCCCGAGCTATTTGATTGGCCGTTTTAATTGCTTTGCGAGGTTTCATGACATTCTCCTTGGTTGGGGTTTGCCCTGCTTGGGCTCAATCTTTATCTTATGTCTTATTATATATTGGTCTGTACTAGAGGTCAAGGTATATTTTAAGATTTTAATAACTTTCTTTGCATTTATTGATGTATTGCAAAGCCGTTGAATTTATATCACAATTTGGATATCCTAGCTCGACCTCAGCGGCATATCTACATTCTGCCGCTTCTAAAAGGGTTTTAAATCTACCAATTGTTGTATGCCTGCCTTTTTGGGGAGTTATGCCAGCTATAAATCGATTGCTCTTTTTGCAATAGAATACCCCCATTACCCCGGTTTTATTATTTTTATTTATAGTCCTGTTTCTTGAATTACAGGAAACTGAAACTTCTCTAAGGTTTACCCAGCGATTATCCCATCGAATTCTATTGATATGATCGACAATATTTTCTGGTAAATATCCTCGCATATAAAGAAAGGCAAGGCGATGAGCCCTATAATAGTGGCCATTCACCCAAATATATACGTATTCGTTTTTTCTTTTGAATTCTCCATTCTCAAAATGTATTTTTTCTCCACACCATCTTTTCGAATCAGCCCCATAGATTTCTTTCAATCGCTTGGCGTAATCGGGATTTCTTTTTTTGGTAAAGATACCGGTTTCAGGATCATACTTATATGCCCTTTTCAATTCTCGCTGAGTCAATTTATTTTTCATTCTGATTCTCCTTTGTTTGGTAAATTTCGATCTTTATACCCCCATAATAACCTATTCCCCAATAAATATAAAATCATTTATTAAGATTATATAAAAAATTAATTCTCCTTTGATTCTTCGCAAATCTAATATATATGGTAAATATAAGGGGAAGGAAATTAACAAGAAACCCTCCACCCCAGAAATCCAGCCCCATATATATCAACCTCAACAAGTACAAAATTATGGTTCGTCAATCCTCCCCAGGCCTCCAAAACACAATACAGAAGCCAACACTCAAATATAAGCCCGCCGGCAAAGGCCCCATCAAGGCTACCCCGCTCCTGAAGATAAATCCCAATGATTCCACCGTCAAAAGAAAATGCGCCAGAAGATATAATAAGATAAACGAACTCCAAAGGCAGATTAAACAAATACAAGAACAAATGCACGCCGGGGTCGAGCCCATATATAAGAAGGATACCCATCCGGCATTGGCTCTGTCGTATTGTTTACTTGGTTGTACGGATGAAAAGTTGGCTAGGTTGTTGGGGATACATGTTGAGACGTTGAAGTTGTGGCGGGAACAGGATGACGAGTTTGACTTTGCAATAATAGAGGGGCGTGAAGTAGCCAATGCAAACGTGGCCAAATCCCTCTATCATCGGGCGTGTGGCTACAGTATGGAGGAGAAGGAATATCGCCAGGAATTCAAGAAGGATATCGATGGCAATATACTCCGGGATGAAGACGGTTACCCCATACGAGAGATCATACTGCATAAGCTAGTAAAGAAACATATGCCGGCCGATGTCGCCAGTGCTAAGTTCTTTTTGTGGAATCGTACCAAAACACTTCCCAAGGCCGAACAATGGAATGATCGCCAGGATATTGATATTACCACCGGCGACACTCCAATTGGTTCTGCGGTTATCATACTCCCCCAAAAGGAAATGGTTGGATGACAGCAGCAATGCCTCAACAAGAAGTAATTGAGATCAAACCCCAGGCGGGGCCGCAGACTCAGTTTCTTGCGTGTTGGGCAGATGTTGTCTTTTATGGTGGTTCGGCCGGAGGGGGAAAATCATTCGCCCTTCTGCTGGAACCCTTATATCATGTAAACAATTCCAAATTCGGCGCGGTCATTTTCCGCCGGACCACCAAACAGATTACTTCAGAAGGTGGATTGTGGGATGAGGCGTCGGAGTTGTATCCGACCATTGGCGGCAAACCGAATCAGAATGAGTTGTGTTTTCGATTCCCCTCCAAGATGGCAATTAGTTTTGCCCACATGGAGCACGAGAAGAATCGTCTCGACTGGCAGGGATCGCAGATTCCCTTGATTGGGTTTGATGAGATATGTCACTTTACCTGGAAACAGTTTTCGTACATGCTTTCCCGGAACCGGTCCATGTCAGGAGTCCCCGGTCGGATACGCGGAACCTGTAATCCCGATCCTGATTCATGGGTCCGGAAGTTTATTGACTGGTGGATCGGTCCAGATGGTTTTGTTATAGCCAGTAGATCCGGTGTAATTCGCTGGTTCATTCTGCTTGGTGATGAAGTTATATGGGGTGATTCAAAACAAGAATTACTTGACAAATACAGTACCGATGCTGAGCCCGTTAAACCTCTCTCCTTTACTTTTATTCGTTCAACAATCAACGATAACAAGATTCTCCTCCAAAAAGATCCAACATATCTTGCAAAACTGAACGCTCTCCCTCGGGTTGAACGGGCGCAGCTTCTTGAGGGGAATTGGAATGTACGGCCAACCGCTGGCAGTTACTTCAAACGAACTGATTTTGAAATAGTGAATGCGGTGCCGGCCGGGGCAAAACGAGTTCGGGCATGGGATCTCGCCGGGACTGATCGAGACCCGGAAGACCGGAAGGCAAAGAAAGATGGCGGACCGGCATATACAGCCGGGATCAAGATGGCCAAGGTTGCTGGGGTTTATTATATCGAGGATTCTACTCGCTTCCAAATCGACGCCAGTAAAGTAATTGACTCCATCAAGAATATAGCCAGCCAGGATGGTAAATTGGTACCGGTACGATTACCGCAAGATCCTGGCCAGGCCGGTAAGAGCCAGGCAAAGGCCTTCGTCAAAGAATTGGCCGGTTATACGGTAAAGACATTGCCGGTTACAGGGTCAAAGGAATCTCGGTGGCTACCATTGGCCAGTCAGGCTCAGGCGGGGAATGTAAAACTGGTTCGTGGCCTTTGGAACGAGCCGTTTTTGATCGAAGCAGAAAACGCCCCAGAAGGGAGGTTCAAGGATCAGTTAGATGCGGCAGCGGATGCCTTTGATGAATTAACAAATACAAAACGAGTAGGGACGTGGTGATGATAAAGCCTATAACAGTTGATATATCAGTTTCGATTGAGCAAGTAGAAGAATTAAAAAAAATAACAGATGATGCTACTGTTGCAATACGAAATCTTGCATCATCTGTTAAAGTTGCAATTAAAGCTATGAATGAGTTTGGGGAAGCATGCAGGACTTTTGATATTAACAATGAGATCAAATAATGGCCAGTAATCCAGCAGCGAAACATCTTTATCCGGTATATCAGTATTTCCAGTATGGTCACTTGCCGGAGTCTCTTCAGGTTCCTGCTAAACTCATTGCTGATCTGGCAGATATTATGATGGATGAATTGCCAGACGGCCCGGAGAAAGCAGAAGGGTTCAGAAAATTGCTCGAAGCAAAAGACTGCTTTATTCGTGCGGGGCTGAAAATACAATGAGGCGTAATTCACCAGTTAAGTTGACCACCAATGAGAAGGATGAGCAGATCCGCCGGGTAGCTTTATATCGGGCATTGCAGTCTGGTATTGTTGGTTCAAGGCTTACTTATGGCAATACCACCACATTCGGAGGATTGAGGGATGTATATACCGCTCTCGGCTATCCTGGGCTCGACGGGATCAAATTCTCGGACTATTACCACCGCTACAGGCGGCAAGATATCGCCGGCAAGGTTATCGAAAAACCTGTTGAGGCGAGCTGGCGTCGTTTACCAATTGTACGCGGCACGGATGGTAAATCAGATGCCTACAAAGAGGCTTGGGAAGAGTTAGAAAAGCGGTTGGGCATTTACAATATCCTGATTCGTGCCGATAAGGTTTCCGGTATTGGCCAGTATGGTGTTTTGCTGCTGGGATTTAATGACCAGGCAGAGAACCTTGGCCAGCCGGCAGAAAGCGCCAGTGAACTTCTGTATCTCCAGCCCTTCACTGAAGCAAACGCCCCCATCAAGCAATATGTCACCGATCCAAAAGACCCCCGATTTGGCCTGCCTCTTACTTATGGATTGAGAATAGCCAATACTCCTGGTACGGCATCCACTCTGGAAACAACCGTCCATTACAGCCGGGTTATTCATATAGCCGACAATCTCCTTGAGTCGAATGTGCTTGGTCTTCCTCGCTTGGAACGCATTTATAACAGACTGCTCAATATGGAGTTGATTGTCGGCGGTTCTGCTGAGATGTTCTGGCAAGGTGCTTTTCCTGGTATGGCATTTACGGCGGCAGAAGATACTACCATTCAACCTCAAGATGCTGCTGCCTTGGAAGAAGAGATCCAGAAGTACGTACACAACCTGGAACGCTATATGAAACTCCAGGGGTTGGATGTAAAGAGTCTGGCCCCTGCTGTTGCTGATCCTACGCAGCATGGTGAACTGCAGCTGAAGATGATTTCCATTGCTACTGGTATCCCGAAGCGAATTCTTGAGGGCTCAGAGCGTGGTGAATTGTCCAGCAGCCAAGATACAGAAGCATGGGACGATCAGTGTGATGGTAGGAGAAAGACCTTTGTTGAACCCTGCATATTGCGGCCGGTATTGGACAAGCTGAATGCTTTTGGAATCCTGAAAGTGCCGGCTGGTGGATACGAGATTGAGTGGCCTGATCTATCCGCACCAAGCGATAAAGATAAGGCAGAGACAGGCCTGATTCGTTCTGAAGGATTGTCCAAGTATCTATCATCTCCGGATGCTCAACTCTCTATGCCGCTGGAACAGTATTTACTGGAGATTATGGAACTGGCAGAAGATAAGGTTGAACGAATAATGACAGCGTTGAAAACTTATATTCCTCCTATGGCTGCTGATGATGGCCAGGGGGATGATGATCTTGATATTAAAACAACTGAGGAATAACAATGCCGAATCCCTTTAGTACACCAGACGATACTATTATCAGAACAAAGCTCCCGGTATTTGCCCCCAGGCGAATTATATCTGTGGCTGCATATGTTGAGTGGGTACCGGATGAACCGGATAAGGCGTTTTTTAGCAGCGATTATTCTGCTTTTACCATTGGCGCTGATTCTTCATCTGGATCGACTTACATTGATCTTTCTCCAGGCCAGGTAATTGGCATTAATCCTGGCACGACATTTACATTTAATACTGCTGTTGATCTTGCGGTAATGTAATGAATTTGTCACTCGGTTTAATTGGTGGTCGTCGAGGATTAAGGCCAGATCCCACTAATTTGCTGGCCTACTGGCCAAACAGCCCCATCGTATCCGGCAAACTCATCGCCAGAGCGCCAGCGGCTTCCCACACCACCCAGCAAGTAAAGAGCAGCGGCTTCCTCGGCGCAGGCAGCGCCACAGTAACCGGCCTGTTGACCACCGACACCATCACCGCCACTGGCGACGCTCCGACATGCAGCGTGGATGGTACGCTGACGTTTCCTGGGCCGGATTGCTGGGATATTGACGTGTTCCGGGATGGCGTATTGTGGGCGAGTTGGAAGGGGATCAATGCGGGGAAAGATGCTGAACTTGACGCTTCGGGTAATGGCCATCACCTGATCGGAATCGTGGGTACGACGATTACCGAACGTCTCGACGGCAGCGGGACGATGTGGGCGAATGAGGTTGGGTTCTCGGTTGCTGATGGCACACAGTATCTCGACCTCTACATGAAAACCGCTGTCGGCGCAGGCTGGCGAATCCCTGCATTTTATGGCGGCTCTGGTTGTGCTGCTTACGTGTTTGAGGTGTAAACATGGCTACTACATATTATATTGATCCTGATATCGCCGCCTCTGGGAATGGATTAACTCCGGCAACAGCAAAAAAAACATGGGCTGAGGTGTCCATGTCGGCAGGCAATAGTTATCTCCAAAAGTGTGGGACAACCGCCGCCGAGGTAGTAACTATAGGAGGGAATGGTACACAGGCCAGCCCTGTAACATTAGGAAAATATGGGGAAGGTATAAATCCAATAATCACCTCTAGCAGTTCTGGTAGCGGTGTTATTATTGCCGTAACAAAAGGTGGCATAAAGATTGAAAACCTGACCATCATTAACACCTCAACAACGGTAAACTCGTCTGCAATCCTTATTTCTGGGACCGCTAAAACAGATTGGACGTTGAATAATTTATCTGTTACAGCAAAATCATTTGGTGTCAATTGCTCGATGCCGGTCACTCGGCTGTCGATCAACAATATATCGGTGTCTGCCCTCGATAGTACGTCGATGGCAAACGGGGTTTATGTGTACGGCAACCCCTCGGTGGATGTGTCTATAGATGGGTACCATAACATTTCAAACAGCGGAGGGCCGATTGTTAGATATACGGTAAACCCCACAGTTATAAACAGCGATGTCGAGCAGATTAGGATATGGAACGCGTCCGGGGTTGTTACAATGTCAGGGAATATTTGCATTGCATCAAAAATCGACTCAAATGATTCAGCAATGCAAATATTTGATTCTGATTTTAGCGCCGGAACGGTTGAAAATAATAACATTTCTGATGTCAGTAATGGGATGGGGTTTTACAACGTCGTTGGCCCGTTAGATATTAGAAACTGTATCGTAGAGAGATGTGGGGCTGGATTTAATGTGTACGGGGCATCCGGGAGCGATGGTATTGATTTCTACGACTGTGCGGCTATTGATTGTCGTGGAGATGGGTTTATTACAACCAGTGGTGCTCATGATATATCTTTTACTCGGTGCATCTCCGATGGTTGCGGAAACAAAACAACGACAGCGGCAGGGGATGGATTTACTACGCATCTCGGAGATTACAACATCACCTTTACAAATTGTATAGCAGTGAACAACACTGCAAGCGGGTGGGCGCTAACCGGAACAAGCAGCGGGGAGTTATTAAACTGTCTGGCGTATAATAACGCTGGAGATTGGAGCGTTGAGGGCGGAGGAGCGCTCGATCAGGTACGAGGGGGGATATACATCGCCGTAACAGATGTAAACGCAGTGTCTGGATATTCATGGAGGATAAAAAACTGCATTGTTTTAAATAATTATCCTGTTGAGATTTTTCTCGGGGACGCAAACAAGGACTTGGTGGAGCTTGATTACAATTGTCTGTATGAGCGGACATCAGGGAATTTGGCAACACTTGATAGCCTCGCAACAAAAATAGACTGGGCAACGTATCACGCAGCCTATGAAGCACATTCAATTCACGCCGACCCACTGCTGGTAGATGCTCTGGATGGGGATTACAACCTATCTTCAATCTCTCCATGTTTGCAAGCGGGGATTGAATCAGGAATTACGACTGACTATGTGGGGAATCCTGTCTATGGGTTGCCAATAGGCCCGTTCTCGTATCAGTACACTCGATCTTTCGCACCAATCAGTCTCCCCGGCCCCCTCGGCATAGACGGCCAATTCGACGGCACAGTCTTCCCGATCGGCAACTTCCAAGCCCCCCTCGGCGCACCATTACAACTTGTGCTCGGCAGCGCCCCCATTGATCTGTCTGCGCTGGTGCCGACAGCTAAGATACGGATTGGGGATAAGGGCATGGCGGTCTACAGTGCGGACCTCGATGCTGCGGGGATTTTGCGTGCTGATCGGGTGGTGGGGGCGTGATTGAGAAGCGGGCAGCGGTGATGGTGCCTGAGTTTATGGGCTTCACACTGGCTGACGTTATCGCTGATGCTCCTGAAGTCTGGCAACCGACGATGGTTGATGGGGTTGAGGTGCCGAATATTCAGAGATGTTCGATGGAGGGAATGTGAACCGCATAATCAATACCCTGCTCGTCATCCTCGCCGCCGAACTGGCGGCGGTGCTGTGGGTTGGCTTCGGGCCGATGTGATGAGCAAAGCAGAGAAAATAATATCTGGTATTTTATGGTTCACCGCTATAGGGCTTATAATTTCTCAGTTATTTGGTTGCAGTAAAACATATCTTGAACCAGTAGAACAATTACCGATTGAAGAGATGTTTCAACCTAAATCACTTGAGTTATCAAAAGTTAAACAAATAGATAGTTTTACAAATTGGAATAAATTCTGGTTAAGTACGGCAGTAGCCGGGCAAGTAGCAGATACATTAACTACATTCGATAAGCTGGATGAAGGATATATTGAAGTGAATCCTTTATTTGGAACAGATCCAGATAGGGGATTTTTTATTGCTTCAAAAATAGCTGCGACCGCATTCGTTATCTGGATAGCTGAATATTACTTTAAAGATGATCCAAGGCAGCAGGAATATAGAAATTGGTTATACGGAACATTCGGAGTAATTGGTGGAAGCTTTGCTTTATGGAATTCACAACAGTAAACTAATATGATATCTCTCTTCCTTACAAATTCGATTGACCCCACTCGGACTATTACCCTCCGTAATAAGTTCGTGGCCGAGATGCGCAATCGGTTTGCAAGTTTGATGATAGATATCCGCCAGGCCATAGTCGAACTCGATGTATTTGGCCTGGTAGAAGAAACAAGAGTTATTGTAAATGCCAGCGGATTATCTTCCAAACAATATGACTTCCCCAGGACCGATCAGAAGGTTGAGGCATTTGTCAAGTGGTTGAAAGCAAAGAACGAGGAGTATTTCTTCACGGATGGCAAGCAGGGTTTGCGGATGGCTTTTGATTTAATCAGCTCCGATCCCAACTCCGCCAGATCCACCTGGATGAAATTATACATCGATAGCGCATATCAACAGGGGATCAGAAGGGCCAGGCAGGAACTCAGGAAAAAGGGGATAGAAATCGATGAAGGCCAACTCGGAGGAGAACCAATCGTTTCTGCTTTTAATGGTCCAGTTCATGCTGATCGTGTTGGTCTTATCTATACAAGAGCATATTCGTCGCTTCAAGGCATTACTGCTGAGATGGAGTCAGTGGTATCCGATGTCCTGGCAATAGGCCTGGCTGACGGCCGAGGACCAAGAGAGATTGCGCGACTATTAAATAAGGCGATTACAGGCGATGGCATTGGCGCTGACTTATCGATTATAGATTCCCTTGGCCGGAAGATCCCGGCAAGGCGAAGGGCGGAAGTACTGGCCCGTACTGAAGTTATTCGGGCACACCATTCAGCTAATATTGGTGAGTATAAGGCGGCTGGTATTCTGGGGATCAATGTTCAGGTGGAGTGGCTGACCGCTGGGGATAGTCGAGTATGTCCCAAGTGCTCCCCAATGAATGGCAAGTTGTTTCAGATTGATGAGGCTGAGTATATAATCCCGGCACATCCACAATGCCGGTGCGTGGCTTTGCCGTATATTCCGGAGGATTGAAATGAAACTAATTCTTCAACCGGAATATAGCAAATATTGTGGTCAGGCCTGTGTGGCTATGATAACGGGGTTAAGTATAAATGAAATTTTGAAGATAAAAGGGATTCCAAAAGGAGCAACAGGAATCCGTCATTTAAAAATAGCTTTAAATAATTATCAAATAAAAATTGGAAAAGTCAAACTGAAAGCACCAAAAACTAAACGAATATCTTTATATAAGGTTAGATGGCCAGATAATAAAAGGCATTGGGTTGTTTATGAAAATGGAAACATTTATGATCCAGCATTTGGGATTAATCCAGAATGGCCTTTGGGCTCAAGAATAACATCACATTACATATTAAATAGTAAATAGAGGATTGAAATGAAAGAAATGCAATTAATGGTTGCTCAGGCAATTGAGAAAGGACCGAGCCTGAAAGTTCTGCAGAGGCGGAGAATTGGTGGGGTTGAATACCAAGTTTATCCGGTTGTCATGTTGGCTGAAGGAGTCCACCACGGAGTTGGTACTGATCCGGTCTATTATCCGCCTCAAGTCCTGGAAGCATCGGTCCCACACTGGAATAATATGCCGGTGACAATTGGCCATCCGGTTCTTTCTGATGGTACTCACGTCCTCTGCAATCATGACGGAACTATCCGGCAGGAATGGCAGGTTGGGTATGTGGCCAACGTGGTCTTTGAAGAAGGTAAACTCAAGGCCGAACTCTTACTCAATACAGCATTGGTCAGCCAGAAGTCACCAAGCCTATTTTCTTTCATCGAGAACGGCGGCAAACTTGAGGTGTCTACTGGACTTTTGGCCATGGATGATGGCCAGGCCGGACAATGGAATTCCGAGCAGTACAGCGCTAGTATAGTCGATATGATCCCGGATCATTTGGCCCTGCTTCCCAATTCAACTGGTGCCTGCTCTTGGGATGATGGTTGCGGGCTGAGGGCCAACGAGAAAGAGATTATGAATTCCGGTAAAGAAAGCATTTTGATTGTCCTGGCTAAGCAGCAAGAACTCGGGGGCCTCATTGATAAAGTAAGGCGTTTTGTTGATTCCATGGATGTTTATGATCGAGTAACAGAAAGATCAGTAGTCGTCAATTATTTACGAGCTGTTTATTCAGACTCGTTTATTTACAAACAAGATTTACGAAGACCAAACCAACCCGAACAATCAGTACTGCTGAAACAGAAGTATTCAGTAAATGACAGTGGAGAATTGGAGTTTGTAGGAGATCCGGAAGAAGTGTTTGAAGACCTCCAATACAAACCGAAGAGCAATGAAGGCGGAACCGCCGAAAACAACATTACCGAGGAGGTAAGAATTATGGCTACGGCTGCTGCAAAGGCAAAATGTGCCGAGAAGGCGGTTACCCCCGCTGACAAGGCAAAGTGTAAAGAAATGACGGTCAATCAAATGATCGAAAATCAGGATAACGCCTTTACCGAAGAAGATCGCGAATGGTTGACCGGCCTGAACGAAGTTCAGTTCAGTAAGGTACAGGCCAATGCCGAACCGAAAGAAATCATCAAGGAGGTTGAAAAGATCGTGGAAAAAGTTATCGACAATACCAAAGCAGCCCCGACCACCCTGGCTGGCTGGCTGGAAACCGTCCCCACCGAGATTCGTTCTGTGGTCAATGCCGGCATGAAAGAACTGGATACCAAGCGGGCCTCCCTGATCGCCAAGATCACGACCAATGAGCGGAACACTTTCAACGAGGACCAGCTCAAGGGCATGGATATGGGTATGCTCGAATCCATTTCCAATCTCCTCCCGGCTCCTGCTCCGAATTATTCCGGTCAGGCTCCTGCAGGTCAGGTTGTCAATACCGGCCATGTTGAGGAAGCGTATATCCCAGTAACACTTTCGGAAAATCTCGGTAAGAAATAAGCCGGCAAACAGTTTTGAAATTGAATCAGTGAACGAATAACAAAAATATAATGGAGGGCTACAAATGGCCGCTACAAATGCAAAAACGATCATCCTGATCGGTCGAGGAATCCGGAAAGAGCGAGTGGCAAACGCCGCTATCACTCCGGGGCATCTGGTTGAAGTTATGACCACTGGGAAACTGCGAGTTCATGCCACTGCTGGTGGGCATGCACAGAAGGCTTTTGCTATCGAAGATGATACGCAGGGTAAGACAATTGCCGATGCCTATGATGCCAATACTCGTGTACAGTATGAGATCATGGAACGTGGTGCTGAGATCAATGCCATTATTGCCAACGGCCAGAATATCGCTATCGGTGACCCTCTGCAGTCTGCTGGTGATGGCACCTTGACCAAATATACTGCACCGACTGAATCAGTATGGGATGATTCCAGCGCCGATACTACTCCAATTGCTGATAACTGTATTGTTGGTTATGCAATGGCAGCTGTTGATATGTCCGGTTCCAGTGCTGCTGATCCTTCTGGCCGCTGCCCCGTAGAAATCGCGTAATATTTCGCTGCCTGGTTGGTGGCATAAAAGTTTTTTGAGATAAACTCGTAGGAGGAAGTAATGAATAAAACGTATGGAAATGCTGGGATTGAATTTATCCAGAATGGTGCCGGGTCTGGCCCCGTATCGCAGAAACTGATGGCCGGTGGAATGTCTGTTGGCCTGCTCAAACCTTGGATTGGAACTGATGGCAATCCCTATGCCGTTGTCTATAATGGCGGACAGCCGCAGGTAGTCAGGGTCAACGCCGCCACTCTCCGGAAAGATGAGTGGAAGGAACTCGATTCCGCAGTTATGTTTGCTGCCCAGGAGCGTCTTGTTGGTGTAGCTGATCTGTATTCCCGGAATCTGGTATATCGGATTGGTAATGGTCTTGGAAAAACCGTTCTTGAGTATGAGGACATCTCCGAGCTTACTGCCGCTGAACTGACCATGGATGCGGTTACTCCGAGCAAGAGGGATCGGCCCGAAACGACCCTGAAGTATTTGCCCCTGCCCATCGTCCATAAGGATTTCCAGTACAATATCCGGACCCTGACGGCTTCCAGGAATGGCAGCACACCCCTGGATACCACCACAGCCACCATGGCGGCTCGGGTTGTGGCAGAGAAGATCGAGGAGATGCTGTTTGCTGGCGTTTCTTCTTACGCTTACGGCGGCGGAACGATTTA